GACCCCGGTGATTTCTAGGTCCCCTTTCTGGGGTACGTCGGCCAGTCCGTACTTGGCTGCCAGCTCCTCCAGGGGGTCATGCTCGGTGTACATCCCCACGAACGTCTCGCGGATGATGCTATACAGCTCCTCGGTGCGGTCTGCGGTGGTTCCGTAGTCATCGTGGATCATGGCTAGGGCATTGATCCCGCGCTCCTTACAGGCCACTATGACGCGCTGCATGTGCGCCGCGTCCAGGCTGTGAACGAAGTTCGGGGCTATCCCTAGGATGTGTCTCCTGCCGTCTACCTTGTCCTCGTCGTACTCTCTGAGACTGAGCTTGATCTGGGTGCTGCCGTGCAGGCGGCTGACTAAGCGCAGCTTGCGGATGGCGCTGTACCTCTGGCGTACTCGGAACCCGTTGGGGGTGAGCCACGTGATCTCGTCGTGACCCATCTCCACAACCTGCCTAGCAGCCCGCTGGAGCCACGCCATGCTGAGCTGGCCCCGTACTACTACTTCGCCGATTGCGTCCCACAGGCGGTAGCTTAGCCAGTTTGCGGCGTGGATGTACTCATCCTTGGCGAACTCCGGGGCGTAGCCCATGCGCAGGTAGTCGGTCTGGATGAAGTCAGCACAAGAGTACCGGGTTGAGCCGTACGGAAGGGTCATCACGCTGCGTTTCGTAAGTTTACGAGTTATCCCGTGGCGTAACCACTCGTCCTTGTACTGGCTGTCCGATTCATCCTCTCGTAGGCGCTCTGTGAGGCGCAGGGCCACTATCTCGTAGATATCCCGCCGCTTCCCTGGGATCAGGTTAGTAGCGGCCCCGCCTACCTCGTCGCGGGTCATGGCTGAGAAGTGCTGTAGCCCGTTACAGGAGCCATCAAGGCCGACTGCAAGGTGCGAGCGTGCCTCGTTGGGGAACGCTGCCCAATCAGCGTACTCAAAGCACCACGCCAGGAACTGAAACGGCTTGTCGGCCTCCGTCCAGTCGCGGTAGCTGATCGGGTCGCCGGCCATGCGGATGATCATATCGTGGTGCTCGTCTACCCACCGCGCCCGCTCCGGTAGCTCCGCCTTGTCGTATCCAAACCGATTGGCGCCGTTGATCTTGAACCAAGCTATGCTGTCCGGGGTGCTGCTGATTAACCCACCCTTGCGGAATCGCAGCAGCGCCTTCTGCAAGTCACTACCCTGTGGACTCACACCCCGTGACTTGGCGTAGAACCGTCCCCTGTAGTCAGCTTGGTACACGAAGTACAGGGCAGGGTAGTCCTTCAGCCTATTGGCCACACGCATGGATTCGTAGAACCGACCCCATCTGGTGAAGCGGGATTTCTTCTCGGTATGCCAGCCGGCCACCTCCCGCTTCCACATCAAGAATTCCTTTAGCTGGTCATCGTCCATGTTTTCTTTTTTGAGGCCCTCGTATAGCCACTCTGGCTTCGGTGGGCGAGGCAGCTCGGCTTGGCTGAGCACGTCACCAACGTCAAAGTGCCGCGCCACGTTCTGTACAGCGGACAGCAGCCTGGAGTTTATCGTCCACCCAACCTCCTGTAGGTGATTGAGGGACTCCCGGAAGAACTCGGGCACATCCTCCTCGTTAACGAATGACTCGCTGGTAATACAGGTGGGGTCCACCCTGCGCATCTCTGGGGTGTGCCATCCACCGTCGTTCGCCGTGACCCACGGGCGGGGGCGCTCCACACACGGCATGTGGGCGGGCTGTGTTAGGCTCACGAACTCCTTGATCTGGTCCAGCAGCCCCCGAATCTTGGGATGCAGGTCATAAAGGTCTATCGTGGTCCCGCGACTGGCCATTGATCTGCGCTCAACGAGGTCCAGGCCCTCCATTTCGCGGAGGATAGCGTGCCCTACCAGGGACTTGTCAGAACTGCTCCACTCAGTGAACGGGATACCGTGGTGCTGGGCCTCGTGGCGGAATACGTTGATCCTGTGCCGCTCGTCCTTGCTCATACGTCGCTTGAGGTCGCGGGTAAGGACATGGAACAGCGCTGGGTTGATATCCTCGAAAGATCGTAGAAGAACCTCGCCGTATATGGTGGTCCCTAGCCGCACACTGAGGGCGGTGGCCCGTGTGCTGGGGTGAGGGACGAGCACGTTCAAGGCGGTACGTACGCCTAGGTACGCAGCCACCAGAGGGTCGAGTCCCTTCATCAGTGACTTAATATTGCTTGTCCGGCCCCGCGTCTCGGCAGGTCCGGTGTATTTAGCCTCCAGTATTTTGGCCAGGGGTTCTACGAAGCGCCGATGGACTGCGCTAGCGTATGGATTACCACTTGCACGACCCTTCTCCTCGGCCTCGCTGTGTACCTTCTCAGCCTTGGTCTTGCCAATTGCTACCATGTCAAGTTCGAGTTCGCGCTGTGTCTGCATGTCTGCCTCAGTGTTCTGGCGTGGTCTTATCGTAACCCACGTGGAGGATGTCGTACTTTATGGCCACGGACACGACGCCAGCGCAGCGCTTGAGGTATGCGAGCGTCCCGTCGTTCCTGAGGAGGACGTGCGCACCATTTACCAGCTCGGGAATCTCTTTCTCGCTGGCGTGCGGCTCAACCGGGAATACGGATTGGCGGCGTACGCCGATCAGCACGTCACAGACCGCCGCCTCGTTGGCGAACCGCACGTCCGGGGCGATCACGTACTTAGAGCGGACCTTCGCTGCCCTGGCCCGGAACACATCCACCCAGAAAGTGGGCCGGACAGCCCGCCCGCCCTCTGTACCTAGGAGCTGACAGAATCGACGCGGGCTGATCGATAGTACGTCCTGCCGGGAGGTAGTCAGGTAGCCGCTGGAACGCAGGATGGTAACGAACGAGGCGTACAGGTCGCACAGGTCGTCCTCTCCACAGTACTCCTCGAGTTCCTCCGTGATGGCTTCGATCAATGACAGCTCGAAATGCCCGAACCGCCGTGATACGATCACCTCTTTCTTGTCCCGGTCGATCACGTCAAGGCCGATATCCGCCGCGATCTTGCGGATGGGGTCAGCGAAGGTCAGCTTGGTGCTATCGCCCAGCGCAGCCCCGAGGTACTGCGCGACTGTGTCTTTGCCGTGACCGGCGAGGCCGGTGATTCCGATTATCTTAGGCACTGGCGATTCCTCCTAGTTGACCGACCCAGCGGCCCTCGCTATTGAGGAGCATGGGGATCAGGATGGGTTGTGAGTCGATGATAACAGAACAGCCGATGATGGGCTTCTTCGGGAACAGCTTACCATAGGCGAATGCCAACGATTTGCTGTCGATCAGGCAGCCGGAGTACATTCCCCAATACAGTGCAGCCTTGCTGGCGCGGTGGTCGATCTCGAAGCGACCGTGCTCGTGTCCCAGCACGAGGGAGCAGCGTTCGTGGCTGGCGTTGGCCATGACGTCTCCGACCACTTGGTGCTGGAACTGTACAACCTGACCGTTTGGCAGTGTGGTGCGGATCACGTCGTGCCAGGACCACCCGTCGCCCCCTCCTTCAGGGAACAGGATATCACGGTACGACTTGATGTACTCCACCGGGATGCCTGACTTCAGCGCCCGGCGGTACACGAGGGAGCCGTGATTGGAGTGACATACTTCCTGATACGGGAAGATCGAGGCTAGCTGGTGAACGAACCGCTGCGCCCGGACCAGCTCGGTGCCTGCTGAGTCGAGGTTTGGGTCGGAGTCGTGAAAGGACAGCGCGTGGTTGTCTACCTCGTCCCCGAGATTGATCACACGGGTCGGGCGGTACTTGGCAGCCACGGCCACGAGGAAGTCCAGCGCATCGGGGTGGTGGTACGGGGCGTGCTGGTCGGGTACGACGAGGATGCATGAGTTGTCGTGCGGGATTTCACGGACAGCATCGTAGTCGTGTGGGTTCGGCGTCCGAAGCTCCAGCTCCTCCTCGCGGATATGCCGATCGGCTACGGTGGTGCCTACGTACGGTTTACCGTTGGTCTTTGTGAACTCCACGATGGTACGGTGCCAGTAGTTGACGAGCTGGCGACTGACCTCCTGCTCACGTAGGTTAGAGAGCTGGCGTGCCGCATCTCCGTACGTGTCGGTGGACTCGATGGCGTCCAGAATCTCTGTGTTCGTGAACAGCTTGCGTAGCTTGGTAGTCATAGGAACTCCAATACTTGGTCTTCTACAATCTGGATTGTCCGACGCACCAGCCCTCGGCGGATGTGCTCCTCGAAGCTCGGGCCGAGCGCCTCTAGCTCACACAGACTTACATGGTGAGAGCCCTTGTACCGCGCTCCGCCTATCTCGATTGTCAAGATGAAGTCAACGTAGCACTGGTCGTAGATCGGGTCAGTCTTCAGTGGCCGCCGGGGGACCAGCCCCCCCGCACTAGTCATCACCTGCTGTGTAATGTACGCCTTCATGTTACGTCTCCTTCTTGGCGGCCCGCGTCTTGCGTGCCTTGGCGTTGCGCTTCTCGCGCCTCTCGTCCGGGGTGCGGTGCGTGTGGTGCAGTGGCTCGTGGTCGTAGTTGGCCCATAGGTACGCAGGAACCGCCCGGAGGAACGCAGTTAGGCGACGGATGTCGGTCAGCTTGTGCCGGGGCATGTTGTTCTCGATGCTCCCCAGCATGGCATTGCAGCCTCTGTGCAGGACGCCACGAAGGCGCCCGCTCTTATGACAGTGATCGGCTACTGCCTCCAGCTCGGATACCGGCTCGCGGCACATGGCGCACCGCCCTCCCTGCTCTTCTAGGCGGGACTCTCGCCAAGCCTTAAGTTGCGTTGCGGTAAGTCTCTTCGACACAGTCTACCTCCTCTATATGTCTCCTGATGCGGGCGCCTAGTGCGCACCCGGATGCGCCGAAGTCCCCTTGGTTCTCCGACGGCACCACCTGAAGGAAGTTCCCGCACATCGCCCTCTTGTCCGTCCTCATCCACAGAAGCACAGCTTGTTCAAAGAAGCGGTCCTCCCACTCGCTGCCGTAGAAGCCCTCGTACAGATCGGACACTATCCAATAAGCGCACACGTTATCTTCAGTAATGGCGAGCAGCTTCTCCGCCGTCTTCTCTCCGAGCGGGCCGAGCTTGCCGTTAGGCTTCACGTACTTAGGCAAGCCGGGAATGTCGTCAGCGGTATCGCCTTGGAGCATCTGCTGCCAGAACCACGCAGGACCGTACGTCTTGCCGTTGGCTCCGATCTTGCGGTACTCGCCTCGCTCTACCACGGTGATATCGTACGTCTTCCAGTCGATGTGGATTCCGGCGAACATCCGCATGTCCTTGTCCGCCGTGGCCACCACCGCCAGATCGGAACCGAGCACAGCAGCGTGGTACGCCATGCCGTCATCGGCCTCTCGGTCTGTCCATGTCTTAGTCTTGAAGGCGCTGCCATCGTACGTCTCCAGCCAGTCCCGCAGGCTGCGCCAATTCTTCGGCTTGCGCCCGCCGTCCCGCCCGCCCTGGTACGGCTTGACCGTGGCTGCAACGAACCGCCAGCCCTTGTTGCTCTCGCTGGCCGTAAGGTGCATGACCACGCGCTCGCTGCCGGACAGCACACGGAACGCTTCGATCTTCTCCAGCGCGTTCTGTCGTGCCCTGCCGGGGTCAGTCTCGTCATTGCCCGCTGCGTAGTACGCGAGGTAGTCGCCGTCGATAAGCAGGGTGCGGCCCGACACTACGGTCGGGCGCTCCTCGGCCTTGTTCTGCGGAGCGGCAGCCGCTGCTGCGGCCACCGCGCTCTCCCAGTCTGCCATTAGATAACCTCCAGTATTACGTACGCTGTCCAGAAAAAGACAAACAGTCCGACGTATAGGACCACGTCACCCCTCACGACACACCGGCCAGCGGATCGTCTTCGCTAGTAGTGGCCGGCTCTGCCGCTGGCTCCGCTTTATCCTCGGCAGCCACCTCCTCGCGGCCCGGCTCCTCGAAGGACAGCCCGCCCCCGTTGACGATCTCCTCGATGGGCGATCCGGGGTAGTTCACGGCCTCCTTGATCTGATCCTGAAACACGTTCTTGGATCGCGCCGCCTTGACTACCTCCCCTGCGTCGTTCTTCTCCTCATCGTAATGCCCGTCGATGAAGATGCTGTCCCACATTTCTTTGCTGGCGTAGTCCCACA